GCGTGCCGGGCACAACCATGAAGCCTTCCTGCGTCACTGTCCGGCTGGTGATGCCCATCCGGTCTGTGGCGTGATAGTTCTTGGTCATGATGAGTCCTCTTTGTCGAGCTCGACATACGGCAGAGCTACGCAGCGGCATTGGATGTCTTCGCCTGGGTGGCCTGTAGGGGGAGGGCTAGCCCAATCGAAGATCTGCCCGTTTTGCGCCGCATGGTCTTCGCGCACACGCTCGTCGCCTGACGTTGACCAGATGTACCGATCAATGCCAAGGCTGGTTTGCCGGGCCTCATTGAAAGCCCCGTTCATCTTGCTGGTCTGATCCCTTGCGATCAGCTTGGCGCGGCTCTCGGTGACATCGCCGATGTGCTGGATCTTCTCGGCCAGGTCTTCGAAGCGGACACCGTCTACCAAGTTGTCCCACACGGTGGAGCCCACCTTGTCGAAGTACTGCTGCGGGATGCTCTTGATGAGATCTACGTTTGCCCGCACTGCGGAAGTGACAGCGCCGCGAATTGGGCCTGACTCGGTCAGCACGGCTGAAATATCGACCTTGACCGACTCGCCAATAGACGCAGCCAAGCGTTTGTCTGTCTCTTCCAGGCTGCGCTGAGCGGCCAGTGATGCCAGGCGGTTGGCCGTGTCATCAATGCCGCCAAACTTCTGCGCCAGATTGGTCAGGCTGTGATCAATGGGGCGGCGCGGCACCACAGCATCACGCGCCAGGCCATCGCCCGTCTTGTTCAGCGCGGGAATGATCTGCTTGAGAACTGGCAGCAGTTGGGCCTCTGTCTCCCTGCGCAATGCCGCCACGATCTTGAGCAGCTCGGCCTTGTACCAAAGCTCAACCTTGCGAGATGGCTTGACACCACGCAACACGCGGGTGCGCTTGCGCAACCGCTGCCCATGCGGGTGGGCACCGACAAGGTGCCGTAGAGCGATGCCCATGGATCATTCCTCGTCGGGGTTCAAAGTGCCGCCGTCTTCCTTCTTCGGAATCGCAGCAGGTGGTGTGACATCCTGTTCTGGGCCGTCCATGGGCTTACTCAGTTCCTCGGCCAGTGCCACATCTTCATCCGTCAAATTCCGGTACGTGCCGCGCTCTTTCAGATCCCGCGCTACTACGCCCTCCGTCACCACGCCAGCATTCAGATAGGCCACATCGCGGTCTGCGCGGGTCTTCTCAATCGTGGCCTGCTCGGTGTCAGACACCTGCCATAGGCTGTTGAAGTCAAAGCGGTAGTCGTCAGGCATGAATCCCAAGGTGGAGCGCACAAGCACTTCATCAAGGTATTCAAGCTGCGGCCTCACCTCGGTTTCCTGCTTGCCAGAAACCATGTCGTAGTAGTTACGGACATCGTTGTCGCCGGTCGCATTGAGGCCGCCAGCAGCCTGGCCGAACAGGCGGGTCATCGGGATGTCAGCAGCGCCAGACACATCCACCATGAACTGCTGAACGATCTTGTCGAGGTTGGCGAAGCTGTTGGACTTCTTCTCGTACGACTCGCTGCCATCGAGCAGAAGCATGCGATTGAAGCTCTTGAGCATGGCCGCAAGCTGGAACCGCTTGGTCAGGATGGCTTCACCGTTCTTGCTGGCCAGCACGTCGGCCAGGCCATCAGCCTTGACCACATCGACGTTCGCTTCGAACAGCATGGTGGCAATGCCACGCGTTGCCGTGTCGCAGTTGGTCAGGCTGTCTAGGACGTGCTGCAACTCGCTGTCATCCCACATGGCGTTTGACCGCCAAGCGAAGTACGGCAACTTTTGACCGTTGAATCGAAGGACACGGCTGTGATGAACACGCACGCTGGACTCGGCCAGCATGTAGAACTCGGGCATGCCGAAGTTGGGGCTGTCCAGATCCATGCACAAGGAACCGGCTGGCGACACGCGCCAGCGGTCCATGACATGCAGATACCGCAGGTCACCTTGCCGAACCGCCTTGACGTTCAGCGGCTTGGACAGATCCTTGTCCCTGGTTCCGATGATCACCAGCGCACCACCGTACAAGCGCGCCCATCGCAGCGCTTCGTTGATCTTGCCCTTGAGTCCGAAGCGCTTCTCTGCCTGCTCGATGGCGAATTGGCTTTCGCCTGCATCGTCATCGAAAACGACGTGCCGCCACTCACGGGTCATGTCGTCGGCCACGGCGTTGACGATCTTCTTCGAGAGCCATGACCCACGGTACATGTTCTCGAGCTCCATGCGCGTGAGCACACGTGGCATGCCATAGACCGAATAGGACATCTTGTCCCGGTCGGTGCCAAGACCGGCCACGACGTTTTCAAGGCCGTCTGACACGCCCACTGGTCGCGTGGTGCGCGCCAATGCCGCATCAGCGGTCTTTACCTTGCGTGTTGCCATGTCATAGCTCGTCGTAAATGCTGCGCTTCTTGGCGAGCATGTCGTTGATTGCATCGACCATCGGGTCTATCTGGTCGTCATGAGCGTGTGTGTCGTCAGCCGTGAATGCCTCGCACTCGCTCACAAAGTCGTTCGTCCAAGTGGCAGCCTCGGGAATCCAGACCAAGCCGGATTCGATGTAGCTCACCACGTCCATGACACGGGTCAGCTTGTCGGTGGTGCGCTGCACGCCCTTCACGGGAATGCCGCCTGTTGACTGGATGTCTTGAATCAAGCCTGTGCCGCTTGACTTGTCCTCGACCAGCAGTTGCCGCAGTGGCGCTTCGTGCTCACCCGCGTCTTTGTGCTTGTTCCAGAAGGCGATGGCGCGCCGCTTGAGCTCAGGCGCTGGCCACTTGCCACGGATCATGTCCAGCAGGTAGACACGGCCATCCTCACCAAGACCCCAGCACTCAAACACGCTGAAGTCATTGCGCTCGGCGGTCTTCTGGGCCGTGTCTGCAAAAATCTTTCGGTACCGAAGTGGCGGCACCACCGTGTAGCGACCAAAGAACTGGCCCTTGATGATGTCGCCGCCAAGTGGCGAAGGGCGCTGCTGGTACTGCCCGCTGAACACAAAGCGGTCTTTGGCTTCGAGTTCGCACAGATCTGCGATGGGCTCTTTGTACGGCCAGTAGCTGAAACGGCCCTGCTCGTCACGAGGCTCATCGCTCACCAGTTCGCGGTACCGATCAGGCAGGGCCTCGACATAGTCGTCATCGATCATCGCGGGGATGGTGATGAACTCCCACTCGCCCGGCACCTTCTGCGCCTTGATGAACCCTGTCGGGTCTTCTTCAGCCAGGCGCTGCATGATCACAATGATCGGGGTGTCAGGGTTCGCCTTTCGGCTCTTGACCGTGGACACCAGCTTGCGGTTTGCCGCCGCCCTCTTGGTCTTGCTGTACGCATCCTCGACCTTCAAAGGGTCGTCAATGATGATTGCGCCCTGCCAGCCAGGTGCCATGTGCCCGGCCCGAAATCCGGTGATCTGGCCGCCAAGCGACACGGCATACACGCCGCCCGCAGTCTTTCCATCAACCTCAACATTCCACCGCTTCTTTGACTTGGCATCGTCGGCCACCTTGAGCGGCCACAGAGCCTGGTACTCGTCTGACTGGACGATCTCTTTGGCCGTGCCGCTGTTGAGCAAGGCAAGGTCATCTGAGTAACTGATGTGCAAGAAGCGCGCACGCGGGTTGATCGCCAAGCCACGCGCCATCATGTTGATGGCCACGATCTCGGTCTTGGATGACCCTGGCGGCACGTTGATGACGACGTTTTTCAACTCGCCATCAATGACGCGCTGAACTGTGTCGCACACCAGCATGTGATGCCAGTTGACCAAGAAGTCGATGCCCTGCCGGTGCCTGAAGAACGTCTTGGTGAAGTACAGGTGATCGGCCTCGCAGCGTGCGCGTTCGCGCCTCACCCGTTCAGCCTTGATCACCTCCAAGCTTGGCAGCGATCCGTTCAAGGGCATCGAGTTCATCATCGGTCAGCCCTGAAAGGTCGGCAGGCACACGCTGGTGCTGCAATGGCCCGCCATCCTTCCCGGTCAGTTCGACCTTGTCTTTGAGCATCCCAAGGTGACGGGCCAACAGATCCAGGCTGGGCGTCTTGGGGGATAGCTTGAGCGTGAAGTTCCCGTGCTTGTCCCAGCCCCAGCCGATGATGGCGCGGCGAACTTGCTCGGGCAATTTCTTGATGTCGGCGGGGCCATTGATCTGGGCATCACCGATGGTTGCCGGGTCGTAGAACGCCATGGCAGCGAGTTCGCGCACCACCTTTTCGGCAGTGACTTCAGTGCGTTCTTGGATGGCGCGCATGCGCTGCTGGATGGCAGCCTGAATCTCAGGTTTTCTCAGGTTCTCTTCGCCAATTGATGCTGCTGCCTTTGCGCTGTAACCGGCGCGAATTGCGGCCTGAGTGGCGTTCAGGTCGACAAGGTATTCGTCCACAAAGCGCTGCTGCTTCGCGGTGAGTTTCTTGGACATGAGGCACCCGTTTGGGCATGAAAAAGCCCGCACTTGGCGGGCTGGTCGTAGCTATAGCACTACTGAATAATTAGCTATTCTGGGGGCAAAACCACCAATCGTCAAGAATTGCACCTACGCAACACGATCAATCAAGCCAATCTCGAGAAAACGGGCCTCAATGGCATTCTTCGCTGCGTCCTCAAGGCCTGGGGATGATTGACCGCCTTTTCGCATGCCACCAAGCAACTGAGCCACCTTGGCGCTGTGAGCACTGACCG